AATGTGGGTGCAGATGGGCTACCCAGATATAACGCTTACCGTGTATCCTATTCCTGCAACACCCGTTGTGATGCACATCGTTTCCGTGCAGGAATTGACTCAGCCCGCTACACTGGCTACTGAACTGGCATTTCCCCCCGGATACCTCCGGGCGTTCAAATATAATCTGGCATGCGAGATTGCACCGGAGTTCGGGGTAGAACCCGCACCGACAATTCAGCGTATCGCAATGACCAGCAAACGCAATCTGAAGCGCATCAACAATCCTGATGATGTGATGAACATGCCGTACAGCATGGTTGCTACTCGTCAGAGGTATAACGTATACGCCAACAATTACTGATGAAGACACCAATTCTTGGTTCAAGCTACGTTACCCGTAGCCCGAATGCAGCTGATAGCCGCATGGTGAACCTCTATCCGGAAGTTGTGCCGGAGGGGGGTAAAGAACCTGCGTATCTCAGCAGATGCCCGGGGATGGTGTACTTGGCGAACATGGGTACAGGCCCGATTCGCGCATTGTGGACGCAGACAAACAAGAATGTGTTTTATGTCGTGTCGGGGCAGGAAGTGTATATGCTGGATGGTGTAGACGCAACACCGGAGCTTATTGGAACAATGACCGACACGGGGACAGACCCCGTAGTTATTGACGATAACGGTACTGAAGTATTTTTTGCATGCAACCCAAAGGCGTATATATGGAACTCTGTCGCCGAGACCTTCGCTGAAGTCACCGATGCAGACTTCCCTGGTGCGCAGTCGGTAGCGTTTCTTGACGGATATTTTCTCGTTAATAAGCCCGACAGCCAGCAGATTTATGCTTCAGACATTTACGATGGCACATCCTGGAACGCGCTCTCATTTGCCAGCGCGGAGGGTTCGCCTGATGGCGTCGTCCGTATAGCCTCGATGCACAAGGAGTTGTGGGTATTCGGCCACACAACGACCGAGGTTTGGTACGATGCCGCGACAACACCTTTTCCACTTGCGCCTATTCAAGGTGCGCTTATTGAGACCGGATGCGCCGCGCCCTTTTCTGTAGCGGAACTGGACAACACATTCTTTTGGCTCGGTGGAGACTCTCGGGGCCGTGGTATAGTGTATAAAGTAAATGGGTACATCCCGCAGCGTATTTCAACCCACGCTATTGAATGGCAGATTCAGCAGTATGCGGATATTACTGATGCCGTAGCATACACATACCAGCAGGAAGGCCACTCGTTCTACGTGTTGAATTTTCCGACCGCCAATACGACATGGGTATACGACGTGGCCACAGGCGCGTGGCACGAAAGAGCAAATTTTATGCGCGGTGCGTTTGTCCGACACAGGGGGAACTGCCATTGCGCGTTTAACGGCGTGCCCGTAATCGGGGATTACAACAACGGAAACATATACAAACTGGATGTTGACGTATACGAAGATGCTGTTGGCACGCAGAAATGGCTCCGGTCGTGGAGAGCGATACCTACAGGGCAGAACAATTTGAAACGCACATCACACCACTCGCTTCAGCTTGATTGCGAGACCGGTGTTGCGCCAGTCAGCGGTCAAGGCGACGACCCGAAAATGCGCCTGCGCTGGTCGGACGATGGGGGGCATACATGGTCGAACGAGCATTGTCTCTCAATGGGTAAAATTGGCGAGTACGGTAAACGAGTCATCTGGCGCCGTCTTGGCATGACAACAAAATTGCGCGACAGAGTATACGAGGTATCCGGGACAGACCCTGTGCGTATCACGATTCTCGGTGCTGAACTTCTCATAACGCCTACAAACGCATGAGCAATATCACGACCATACCCGCAGCTCGCGTACCTGTACTTGACCCGCTCACGGGGTGCATGTCTCCGGTATGGTATCGGTTTTTTCAAAACATTTACACGACCACTCGTGACCTTGACAACCCGACGCTGACCCTTGAGACCTATGCAGACAACGCCGCAGCAATTGCAGGAGGGCTTGTAGCCGGGCAGTTATACCAAGTTGACACAGGTGTTGACCCGCAACCACTATACATTGTGCACTGATGAACGAAGATTTGCAAAAAATAAATGAATACCGTAAGGGTATTACTGAACTTTTTGCTATAATTAAGGGACATAAAGATGCCTACGAGGGCGAAGCCGCAGAGGCTATTAACCCTCTGAAACACTCTTTCGGAAATGGATGCTATATCAGGG